AAGACATTTATGACACCCAAACTGGAACAACCTGGAGCGCATACACTCTTGATGAAAAAGTAGTTCTTTCTAAATATTTTATTGTTGATAAAGACAAAAGAGATGAGGTTCTCACAGATGAAGAGCAGGAGGAATATAATCACTACAAGCTTTATGATTTTTTAAGCGATGATGTTCATGAGAGTATGGGGAGTGTGAATCCAAAAACAGCACCAAAATCAATTGATTATAAAAAAGACCTTAGTGTGAGATTGCACCCTGACTATAAGTTTGATAAATTTGGATTCTTGACTGGATGTACATATTACGAAAACTTAGAGGTTTCATATGATGCATATGGATTTACTGTTTTCACATATGACAATCCAGTGCTTAATTATTATGCGGTATATGCTTTTGCAGACAACGGATATGTTTCGACAAGAAATGTAGTTAGAAGATGGTATAAGATGGATGGAACTTTGTCAGAAGATTCTAAAGATACATTTAAAGTATATACTCCAATGGTTGCAAGAGACGAAGCCAGAACAAGAAGGAAAAATTTAATCAATAACCTACTTGTTAATGCAGTTGGTTTATTCATAATGACATCTAATGACCTAAGTAATGTATTAGAAGCTGAAGCAGATGCTCTCCCTTTATTAAAAGACATTAACTCAGCTTTGTCTGCGTATTATGAGTTTGGAACAAAATTGGATGCCCAAGGAAACCCTTGTCAGCTAATTCAAGAGATAGCTGTGCATCCATATGCGAGACTGGATAACTTTGTTCCTGGAACAAGTAACACAGTCACAATAAGAATGTATATCCTAAACGGGTTGAATCCACTATAATTTTTCTATTTATATAAAATAACAAAAACTAATATTATGAAAGAATTATTTGGAGGAATATGGGCCTTGATTTGGGCTCTTCTTGTGAGTGTACTTATGTTCTCTATCGGAACTTTATACTCTCTTGGATATGCAATTTGGCTGTCTGTAACACTTAAAAAATGGAGTGCATTTTTTAATTTTTGCTGGAGACTAATAGATGGTGCTGCTGCGGCAGTTGGTTATATGTTATATGAGATAGCTTATAGTCTTGACCTTGGTTGGAATGTTAATGGAGAAATTCTTGAAGATATGTTCACTGCAAAAGAAGACACAGAATTCAGCAAAAAGAATATTTCTGTATCAGCCACAATAGGTAAACTTGAGGTTGATGGAGACCTAAACAAAAGTGGATTAAGATTTAGCAAAGTTCTTAATTTCGCATTTAACCAAAAACAACATGCAATTGATGCTTGGCACTATACTCAGGCAAAAAATGCCTTGAAGGAGAAGTATTTTGAAAAAAGAAAAAAATAAATAAATCAAGGATTGATTTTATAAGAAAAAGGAGTTATATTTTTATAGCTCCTTTTTTTATGGCAGAAGATAATAATATACCAAGCAAACTCAAGAAAAAACCCTTTAAGGGAAAGAAGGCTATCGTAATTTCTGGGGGTGGCTCCAAAGGGGCTTGGGCTGGAGGAGTAATTCAACACCTTGTCGAGGACCAAAACAAAGATTATGACCTCTATGTAGGAACATCTACAGGAAGCCTCTTAGCCCCTCTTACATCTATCCGTGAACTCAGTCTATTGAAAGAAGGATATACCAGTATTACATCTGATGACATTTTTTCTGTAAACCCATTTGATAGCGAAGGAAATATTAGAAAATGGAATGCATTAAAAAGGGTTGTCACTCTCAAGAAAACCCTTGGAGAAACACACAATCTTAGAAATCTAATAAAAGAACACTTTCAAGAAAAGCATTTTGAAAGATTATACAAGTCAGATAAAGAAGTAATTGCTGTGGTATCAAATCTTACAGATAAGAGGCCAGAGTTCAAATCTTCAAATGACAATAAATACGAAGATTTTGTTGATTGGCTATGGGCTTCTTGTAATGCTCCAATTGTTACAAGTATTGTTGAAAAAGATGGAAATCAATACGCAGATGGTGCGATATATGAGCACATACCAGTTCAAGTGGCCATAGAAAACGGAGCTACAGAGATTGATGTAATTGTTCTTAGCCCAGAAGGGTTCGGGGTTGTTAAGAGAGGTAGGATTGAAAATCTCCTTCAATATTTCTTTAGGCTCATGGATATTATGCAAAGAAAAATTGCGAAAGATAACATTGACCTTACAAAATTAAACTCCCATGGTAGGGAAATTGAAATAAATGTATATTACACTCCATATAAGCTTACAGAAAATTCACTCGTTTTCAATAAAGAGGAGATGAATACTTGGTGGGATGAAGGATATATCAATGCAAAGTCTGGAAATGTAAAAAAATATAAGATTACCAGGTCAAATGTGTTCAAAGAGGTGGAAGAATAATCTTTTAATTCTATTTATATAAAAATCTTATTATGATTATTGGAACTGGACAAACTGTATACGAACAAATTATTTCTGTAAATGAAGATAATAACCCCGTTACTGGAGCTACATTTGATACTACTATGTATAGAGATGGTTCTTCATATACTGGAGTCACAGTGAGCGTGACGTTAGAAGACGCTGCAAGAGGTGTTTATACAGCATCCTGGTCTGCTACAACAACTGGAGATTATCAGTTATATGCGCAAAATAATACAACATCTGTTATATTCATTGCAGATAATGTAATAGTCAAATCTGATAACGAACTCGGAACAAACATATACATAGGACTTTAATTGTTGGAAAAGCATTTTTACCCCTATTTATGATAAATAGATAGGCTATGATAGATAAAAAAATGTTGGAATACGCCAAGTGCGCTAAAGACCCAGTGTATTATATGAATACATATGGTTATGTATTTGATGCGAGAAAGAAGATAGTTGCCCCAATGAAGTGTTTTGAATATCAAAACGATTGTCTTAGACATTTTCATGAATTCCAAAATAATATAATACTTAAATCCAGACAAACAGGTCTTTCTGTTGTTACAGCTGGGTATGTAGCTTGGAGGCTTCTTTTTAGATATGATGAGAAGATTCTTATCATTGCCAATGATGGAGCTGGAGCAATGAGATTCCTTGAAACTGTTAAGCAGTTTATTGAACACACCCCTATTTGGCTCAAGCCAGATGAAATCCTTCAAGATAATACAAAGAAGATAGCATTTTCAAATAATTCATACGCAGAAGCAAAGGCATCAAGTCCGAATGCTGGTCGTGGGGATTCGCTTACAATGCTTATTCTCGATGAGACAGCCTTTATTAAGGATGATGAGGCAATTTGGATGGGTGCTGGTATGGCGCTTTCTCAGACTGGTGGTAAGTGTATAATGATTTCCACCCCAAATGGTACAGGTAATTTGTATTATAAGACGTGGGTGGATGCGGTGAGTAATGCAAACGACTTTAAAGGGACAACTGTTCACTGGACAGAAAACCCACATAGTTCTGTAGACCTTGAATACAAGATAGACCCTAATGGTGAAAAAATACCTTGGAGTCCATGGTATGAGTCTCAGTGTAAAAGATTGAATGGGGATTCTGTTAAGATTGCGCAGGAGCTCGACCTTTCGTTTGAAGGTTCCAAGAGACTTGCTATTGACCCTATGCTTGTTTCTAAATATCATGCAAAAGTTCAAAAAGATAACAAAGCAGAAGGATACCTTAGATTTAATTACGTTGAAAAAGAAAATTTTGATGAATTTGCTAAGATTGTTGGAGATGTAACAAATATGACCATCTTTAAAATGCCAGAAGAAGGGCAACAGTATATAATAGGGGGCGATGTCGCCAGGGGTGATGGAAAGGATTTCTCCACGCTCCAGATATTAAATGTTGATACGCTTGAGCAGGTTGCTGAATTTAGAGAAAAAATAAGTCCAGACCTTTTTCCTTTTGTTATAAATCACATGGCAAGAATGTATAACATGGCTTATGTTGTAATTGAGGCCAATTCATTTGGTCTTGGTGTATGCTTCGATATGAGAGATAAATTTAAGTATCCAAGAAACAGATTGTATTTTTCTAAAAATATAAAAGACATTCACGTTAGACATCACAAGTATAAAATTAATGAAGGTACTGAGATTCCAGGATTCCAGACTTCAAGAAAAAACAGAGTACTTCTTGTTAAGGCTATAATTGAACATATGAGAGAAAACTCTCTTATTCTTCACTCGAAAAGGTTGATGGCAGAGTTTCAAACATTTGTTATGAATGGGGACAAGCCTGAACATGAGCCAGGTTTTAATGATGATTTAATTATGGCTCTCGGCATTGCTTTGTATATCAGGGATACTGAGTTTGAAAACGTAACAGCATCTACTGAAATGTATAAGAGCATGCTTAGTGCAATGATGCTTAATACAAACTCAAGTGTTGATAAAATTCCAACAGGAAAAAAAGTAGATATTCCAAAAGGAGGAGGCGGTCTTTATATTTTCAATGGAGATAGTAATACAAATTTTGATGGAGAAAATCCAGATGATGATACAAGTTGGTTAATGGGTTAAATAAGATAACTATTTACTTTAATAAACCAAATATTTATATTTTATAAAATTGAGCATAAATGGCAGAAGAACAAAATAACTTTAGCATATTCGGTGGCGTTAATGACGCTATAAACAAAAATAGAAAAAGAACTCCAAAAGTTGAAAATCCAGGAGTTATACAAAATAATGGAAACGGACTTGTTCGTCCAGGGAATAATATTGAAAACGTTCAGCAGCAGTTTCTTGATTGGCAAGTTAATAAAATTGCTCACGACCTTTACACAAGAACTATTTATTATGATACAGATAGGATTAGCGCCTATCAAGACTTCAGGTCTATGGATATGTCTCCAGAGATTGCTGCGGCTCTTAATATCATAAGAGATGAGTGTATCACAAGGAGTGAAAAAGGTAAGATACTTGATATTTTTTCAGAAAACTCAAGAGTAAAAGTTCTTCTTGAAGACTTATTTTACAATAGACTTGATATAGATTTTGCACTTAAACTTTGGATTAGAGACCTTTTAAAATATGGAGATTTCTTTCTTCACCTTCAGGTTGATAAGGATGAGGGTATTTACGATGTTATGGCACTTCCATCTGAAGAAATTCATAGAGAAGAGGGGTTTGATGGAAGAACTGATGATGTAAGATTTAAGTGGGAAACTACTGGGGATTATTTTGAAGATTGGCAAGTTGCTCACTTTAGACTTCTTGAAGATACAAGAAAGCTTCCTTATGGACGTTCTATTTTGGACCCAGCAAGAAAGCTTTGGAAACAACTACAACTTGCAGAGGATTCAATGCTTGTATATAGAATTACAAGAGCTCCAGAGAGAAGGGTATTTTATATTGACGTTGGTAACTTAGAACATGCGGATGTTGGTCAATTCATTCAACAATTCCAGATGCAACTTAAGAAGCAGCCGATTGTTGACCAGAGAACTGGTAACATTAATATGAAGTATAATCCAATGAACGTAACAGAGGATTATTTTATTCCAATGAGAGCTGATAGGTCTTCGAGAATTGAAACACTCCCAGGAGCATCAAACCTTGGAGATATTCAAGATATTGAATACTTCCAGAATAAATTATTTGCCTCACTTCAAGTTCCTAAGAACTACTTGAATTATGGCGAAAGTCTTCCAGGAGGTTCAACACTTTCTCAACAAGACCTTAGATTTTCAAGAACAATTAATACAATTCAACAGGCAGTGCTTGCTGAGCTTAAGAGGATTGCAAACATACATCTTTATTTTAATGGATTTAAGGATGATATAGATAATTTTACACTTACACTTACAAATCCATCTACACAGCAAGAGTTGCTTAAATTGGAAACAATGAAAGCACGTCTTGAGGTATTCAAAGAAATGTTCTCTGCAGAGGCAACATCTCCAGTATCTTATGTATGGGCGATGGAAAATATTCTTGGTTTCTCTAAATCTGAAATTAAACTTATTCTTAAGCAGAAAAAAGTTGAGAAGAAAATATTTGCAGAAATTGACTCAGCTGTTGAAATGTACAAGAAAATTGGACTTTTCAAAGACCTTGATGATAAATTTGAAATCGAGGGCGCTGAAGAAATGATGGCAGCCCAACAGGCTGGAGAAGAAGGTGGAGATGAAGGAGGCGACCTTGGCGGAGGTGGCGGAGGCGGAGGCTTTGATATGGGCGGAGGCCTTGATATGGGAGGAGCTGAAGACCTTGGTGGAGAAGACCTTGGTGGAGAAGCAGGCGCTGAAGAGGCCCCAGCTGAAGAGCCATTGGCAGAAAATAAATTTAACAGAGCTATGAAAGCTTCTGATAGGTATACATCAAATTTAATTAATGAACTTCTTGGTTCAGATGATTCTGAAAAACCAAAGAATAACATTGAGGATAATGCCTTGATTAAGAGAGGTAATGATATGAAATTAGAATCTCAAAAACTTATTAGCAGAATGAATAAAAGCATAGTTAGCAATGGTCTTGGGAAAGGAATTATTCAAGAAATTGTAGCTAAGCCAAATCCGCTTGTTGCAGGTTCTGAAGAATTAGGTAAAAATAGCGATAATCTTATGGGAGAAATCGAAAAATACCTAAGAAATAGAAAAAGTGAAAAATAATGTTTGATAAAGATTATTATGATGGTTGGAATAAGAACGATGAATATGGTGTCAAAAAAGATGTTCTAAATCTTATTAATGAACTTGAAGGTGATTTTGACGAAAGAATCAGAAAATTATTTGGACCAAAAAAAGTCAAATCCGCAGCTGTTGACGTAAGGCGCAGCTGCAGGATTATGATTGGTATTTTGAAAGAAATCCAAGAAAAAGTACAAATGACAAAACATGATTACGAGAGTGATTATGAAGATTATTAAAATATAAACTTGCATTGCTTTATATTTTGATTTACATTTGCAATTAAATTAATGGGAGTTCCAAACCTCCCAAACAGATACAAACAAAGGGGCAAATTTAAAGCGGGAGCCACACATCTCCCGATACACAAACAACTGGGAAAGACAATGTATATAGTATTTGATACCGAGACAACGGGCAAAGCGCTGAGTTTTAGTGCGCCAATTACAGACTTCAACAACTGGCCAAGAATGGTTCAGATTGCCTGGAAAGTGTTTGATAAAAATGGCATAGAAACAGATTCACAAAATTTAATTATTAAACCTCAAGGTTAC